CAGACTGTAGATTGGAACCCACTGAAAGCATCCAATAAGGATGATATAATAGATCCTATCGGATACGTTGAAGAAGTGATGCGTGAGTACCCAGAACTCATAGTTAAAAACATCTTTGATACTGATAATGAATCGGAAGGGGCAGCTCATACTCATGAGTTGGCCATGCCATTCTGACCAACCACCGCACCAAACAGGATACTCATGGCTACGAACTCAAAGATATCAATCGTCAATACGTTGACCATCAATCAACGCAGGGACTTTCTGCAGTTTGCCAAACTTCGCGCCACTGGCAGCCAGACCTCACTCTCTGACTTTCGCCAACTTCTCCTGTATCGTGACCGTGCTTATCAGCGGCAACTAAACACGACCAAAGAGCACATTGCTGCTGTTCGTGCCAACATGCGTGGCGATGCCCGCAAGATACAAGACATGACTGTGCCCATTGTCATGCCGCAGATTGAGAGTGCTGTTGCTCACCAAGCTGCCGTATTCTTAACTAGTTATCCCATCTTTGGTGTCATTAGCAGCCCAAAACTCATGGATGGTGCAATGCAGTTTGAGACTGCTATTGGTGACCAAAGCTTGCGCTATGGCTGGGCACGGCAGTTGATACAAGTATTTCGTAATGGCTTCAAGTACAACTTTGGCCCTTGCGCAGTAACATGGAAGAAGACTCCACTCAAGGCAGTTATTACCAGCACTGACCCAAGCAGCCGAGCAGGCCAAGCTGCATTGCAGGATTATGCTTATGGCGGTAACTGCTTTGAGAGCCTTGACCCGTACAACTGCTTCATGGACATGACAGTTTCACCGGCCAACATGCATACTGATGGTGAGTTCTTTGGCTGGAACAAGATCATGTCCCGTGTCAAGCTTAAGCAACTGATGGCTACGCTTGATCCTAGCAAGACCACAGAAGCTACAGAAGCCTACCAATCAGCATTCGCCGGCAGCAGCACAGATACCGGCTATGGCCTGAACTACCACAATCCAGAAATTAACCAGTACCTTAACCTTGGCAGCAACCTTATGCCCGGAGAGACAAACTGGGGTGCTTGGATGGGCTTGTCCAGTAACACAAAGTCAAAGATCAATTACAAAGATCACTACCTTGTCACTCATTTCTACTGCCGTGCGTGCCCATCAGACTTTGGCGCCATTGGTAACCAGGTCAAAATCTACCACGGAATAATTGTTAACTGGAGCAAAGTGGTATTTGTTGAAGAGCTCAATACTGGCCATGATGTGCTGCCTGTTCTCATTATGCAGCCGTACGAAGATGGCCTTGGCTATCAGACACAGTCCATGCTGGACAACGTGCTGCCATTTCAGGATATGAGTTCCAGCCTGTGGAACATATCTCTTGAATCAAAGCGTCGTATGATCTTTGATCGCTTGATCTACAATCCACGGTTGATTGACAAGAAGGATATTGACCCTGTTTCCAGCACCGCCCGCATCCCACTGCGTAACGCTAACCTTGCCCGTGATGGCAACGTCATGGCTAACGCTATTTACCAGATTCCCTACCGCGACGACAACTCTGCTAGCAATTTGCAGATGAGTGAGATGGTATCTGGCATGGCAGATCAAGCGTCTGGCCAGAACAAAGTAGATCGTGGCCAGTTCCAGAAAGGTAACAAGACCAAGGGTGAGTTTGATACCACCATGAGTAACAGCAACTCCAGACAGGAGCTTGCATCACTCACCATTGAGCAGCAGTTCATGACTCCTGCTAAGGAGATTGTCAAGAGCAACACACTGCAGTTCCAGGCTGCTGGGCAGATTCTAAACAGAGAAAGCAAAGAGGTTGTCGACGTCGATCCAGTAGCTCTGCGTCAATCCATGCTAGAGTTCAAGATGACTGACGGCCTGTTGCCAGCAGATAAGATGCTGAACGCTGAGGTGCTGACTGTGTTCTTGCAGACTGGCCAAGCTATTCCTGGCATCGCAGCAGAGTACGATATCATGGGCATGTTCCTTTACTGGGCCAAGCTCAAAGGCGCTTACTGGGTCGAGGACTTCAAGCGTGATCCTCAGCAGCAGCAGGCATTCCTTAACAATGTGCAGCAGATGACAGCGGCTGAATCGCAAGGGGCGGCAGCGGGCGAAGTAGCTGGCAATCCCGCCGTTGGCCCAGGGGGGAATTACTAATGCCTGACAAGCTGCCTTACGAAGAACTCATTAAGCGCAATCTTCCTGAGTACCAAGAGCTGCTTAAGTACCTGACCGCCCGCGGTGTCCAGCCGCAAGGTAGGGTTATGAAGCAAGACCAGATGAGTACAGTTGACCAGCTCATGCAAGAGATGGCAAAGATTGCACAACAGCAGATGACCATGCAGGCATCAGAGAACAAGGGCGGCAGCTTTGCGAAAGAGTCAGCTAAACTTCCAGCCAGCAATGGAGCCACTGGAGCTACTGACTTCCGCATTCTGCTTGATCTTGCAACCCGAGAGCTCCAAGCTCAACCACCCAAACCAAGGCCAATGACATGAGCCAAGATGACTACGATATTAGCCCCGACTTAACTGGCCGCTTCAACAGACTGCGCATGAGTGAGCAGACTGAGAAGATGGCCATGAACGTTTCTCCGTTGTTTCTTGCGTATCTGCAAAACAAAATTGCAGACTACGCGGAAGCGTCGGTGGAAAGTAAGCTGCCATACCACGCTGACCCCACTCAGCAAATGACAGCTATTCTCGAACATGAGAGGTTGAAGAATTTCATTTCAGCCTACGCAGAACTCATGGCCGAGTTAACCCAAGCCTCTGCATTCAACCACCCCTCCAACTAGGATTAAATCATGGCCTTCCTCAACGGTATCTTCAACAAGTCCCCAACAATTCCAGCAGCACCAGCAGCACCAGCACCCACTGGCGGCCCTGTATCAAGCCAGAAAGCAGGCCCTGCAAACCCAGCGGCTAGCCCTGACGGCATGGGTAACAACAACCCAGCACCTGCCGGTGGGCCAGAAGGTCCTAAGCTCGATCGCTTTGCTGATATGTTCAAAGCCAAGCCAACTGATCCAAACGCACCGCGGCAGTTGACAATGGAAGATCCTCTGTTGACGCCAATTGATCCTGCTGCTTTCAAAGCGCAAGTGCAGAGTGCTAACTTTGCTGCTGCCATCCCACAGGATACCATCCAGAAAGCAATGGGCGGTGATGCTGCTGCATTTGCAGAAGCCATGAACATTGCAGCTCGTGAAGCATTCTCTGCTGCCACGACTCTGTCACATGGTCTTGCCGAGCATGGCGCTCGTACTGCTGCTGAGCGCATGAATTCTTCTCTGGATGGGCGTATTCGCAATTCGTTGATCCGGGGGCAAAATACTACTAATGCAACTCTTACCAACCCCGCAGTGGCCCCAATCTTTAATGCGGTTAAGGCACAGATTGCACAGAATAACCCGCAGTTGTCACCAGAAGTGGTACAGCAGACGGCAGAGCAGTACTTCACAGAGATGTCTAGTGCAATGACTGCTCCTCAGCGCCAAGCTGAAGAGACCAAAAACGCTCCCAAAGTCCCCAACTTCGCTTACCTTCTCGACAACTAATTCTCACCTTTCTAAGGAACTACTCCCATGCCAGTCGGTCTCATTTCCACTTCGTCAGCTCCGGTTGACTTGAATGCACTCAGCTACGCGCAAGCAATTACGCGTCTGATGCCTAACGGTACTGCTCCTTTGTTTGGCCTTACCAGCCTGCTGAAGGATGAAACTGCAAAAGATATTGAACATGGTTACTTTTCGAAGACCATGATCTTTCCTTTTGCGGTGCTTAACATGGCAGGTGGCGCTGCTGCTGGCGTTACCACGCTTGTAACCGTAGCTTACCAGGATCTTGTTCCTGGGGACTTGCTGTTGAATGAGCGAACCAACGAAGTTATGCTGGTCCTGACAACGCCATCTAGCACTGGCTTGACTGTTCAGCGTGCTGTTGGTACAATTGCTGCTGCTGCTATGGTGCAGTCTGACAACTTGCGGCAGGTCGGCAACGCCTTTGAGCAAGGATCTGTTCGTCCTCAGTCTGTGTCAATTCTGGCTGAACGTTACCTGAACTTTACCCAGATCTTTCGCAACTCCTGGGCTGTTACCAAGACTGCTGCCGCTGTTCCTCAGATCGCCGGCGCTGGTTTTGTCGCTGAAAGCAAGCAAGACTGCGCAGCAATGCACGCCCAAGCAATTGAGAAATCATTGATCTGGGGCCAGAAATTTATGGGTACGCGAAATGGTCAGCCATTCCACACCCAAGAAGGTATCATTCCGCGCATTGTTGCATCTGCCCCCGGCAACGTGAGCACTCAGTTGGCAACTACGAACTGGACTCAGTTTGAAGCTGCGCTGGATCCAACACTGCAAACGGTGACTGACCCCAAAGGTGGCAACATCCGCACGATGTTTGTTGGTGGCACTGCTCGCCGTGTGATGCACAACATTGCGCGCTTGAACTCCAGCTACCAAATCACTTCGTCTGAAACTGAGTGGGGCCTGCAGATTGACACCATCAAAGCACCTCGCGGCACCTTCGAAATCATTGAGCACCCGCTGTTCAATGCCTACGGTGGTAACAGCTTGTGGGCAAAGATGGCAATCATCTGTGATCTGAACTCGTTCAGCCTTG